ACTTCTTGTTCGTAATTAGTTCCGTTCAGAATGTTGGTTAACCTGATTTCAATTGATCGATCTGCTGTAATAGTGCTCATAATATCCTCATGTAATTTTTTAATTGTTCCTTTTTATCAAGAAGATGCAATGTCTTAATAAACCCAGTAACCGGATTCACTGCCACAAATAAATGTTTCCCGTTCTGCTCTCTGTAAAATCCAAAGGATGTGTCGGTAACTGTGGCTTCTTCCTGCCCATACAGAAACACCTGCTGGAAGTTCTCCAGTATGTTTTGTGAAAGGGCTTCGTAAGCAGACTGTGAATTAACAATTCCTTCAAATTCTTTCCCGTGATCTGCCCAGTGCTTTGCCAGAGTTTCCTTCATTTTCGTCTTTTTATCCGTTGGCCAAAATCCTTTCTGTAATCCGGCTACCTTTGATTTTAACTCATCAGGAAGCAGTCCGTCAACCCATTCTTTTGCAATTTCGTTCCGTTCTTTAGAAATCTTATCCGGTTTTTCAGCCTTCTCAATATCCCCTGTCATCAGGGTAGGCTTGCCGTCCCGGTTGATTCTGGTCAGCACGGTGGGGGTTGCCACAACCACAGTGGTTCTGCACCTTGGGTGGTAAGGAGGAAGTTTGCATTTTACATCGGCAAAGAATTTTTTTGACGAACTGGGATTATTGAAATGAAGGGCATCCGGCCATTTGAATTTTTCTTTTGTCTTGTCTGGATCGGTGCTCAGATAGTCCTCGACGTAACTGGCCGCTTCACTTGTTTCTATAATACGCCCATTGGCCGCACGGCAGAATTGTGAAGTCTTCTGGTCTATCACTGCAACGATTTCCATATGCTGAATATTCAGTTCCTGGTAACTCAGGGTCTGACTGAAATTCCTGGCCTTCATCGCAGCATTGCTCACTACCATCCTGTAACGTTCAGCAACCGTACCGATGGGCACATCATCCTTCGCCGTAACACCCATTCGCTCTGCAACTTTTTCGAGTGCCTTTTTCGCGCGGGCTTCAATTTCTTCCTGGGACTTTCCGATTCCGGCCAGTCCGTCCAGTACATCCTGATTCAGGTCTGCTGCAATCTTTTGATATATATTTCCATAATCATAAAGAGCCTTATCTTTAAACCACGGGATGGCATTGTGCAGTCTTTCGGTTGCCGTCGTCTGTGCCTCTACAATCCGGTCACCCATTTTGACCTTTGTTGCATCCGTCCATGCAAGATTTATTTTGGCAAGGGTCGCTTCGTATAATTGCTTTGGCAGCTGATTCTTCAGCTCTTCTTCTATAACCTGAAAAACCTTTTTAGGATCAATGACCCCGTTGGCATCCGCACTGGACTTTGCCGTTTCCTCAACGCGAACCAGCATATCAGCAATCCGTTCAGCATACCGCGTTTCCATCGAACGAATCGCACCTGCTTCAGCCTGATCTGCGGATTCTATCGCGTTCTGTTTATCGTCTGGACTGGCCAGATAGGCAGCCGCCTGCTTTCCAAACCTCGCCCAGTCCACCGGTTCCGGCCAGAGTGAACGCACCGGCATTCTCTGCACCGGTTCATATTGCAACGCACTCAGTCCGCCCTGATTCTGGTTTATCGGTTTACCAGTCGCCTTTTCGTAGCCAAGCTCTTTGGCTGCGGTATCCGCATCTATTATACCGGCGAAGTATTTACTGAGCACAGTTTCCGTGCGTGTCTTCTCTGCTTCGGCTGCTTCCTGCGGTTTGAGTTCGCGGTCCGTGTTAAAAACAACCCGCACACGTTTAACAGGATATCCGCGAAGAACAAGTTCCAGATAGTAAACTCTTTCGAGCACACGTTTAACCAGACGGCGTGTATTTGATAAGCTGGATAAAAAGGCATGATACACAACACCCGCATAAGTCTCTGTAGTAGAGTAGGTCCTGCCTAAAAGAGCCGGATCAATATCCAGACCCGATGCAAGTTGTTGTTCCACCATATTAAAAACAGATGTAACCTCTTTGGTTTCCTTCAGGACGGAATGCGCTTCCAGACTCACATCATCGTAACCGACCATCGCACCTGTAGAAAAGTTTTTGCGGAATGTCTCGGCGAAGGCTTCCAGACGTTTACGCAAGAATCCTTCGTATTCATTCTGGCTCATCCCGATGTTCGGTGGAATTTTCTTCTTTGCAAAAAAGAATCCCAGTAAACCAAATTTCTTATAGATGTTCTTGATGTTCGCCATTCCATCGGTCTGGGTATCGACGGCATCAATGGCTGCGATGAAGGGCGGTATACCGTACGGGTTGTCTTCGCCCTGTGCAATCGGAATGTAAGTGTATTGGAAAATGTTCAGAAGAATTTCGCCATCTATGCTGTTCTGAAAGGGAATGTAACGGCCTTCCTGTTTTTTAAACCGAACCGATTTAACAGGGACTAAAACCACCTGATCGAGTCCTGTCAGATTCTGATTGGGGACCGCTTCCACCGAAACTGCACCTGTAATAATCACCTGACGAAACAGTGCATTGACCAGCGCGTCCGTCCCTCCGCCGGGAAGAAATCCACGGGAGGTGAATGATTCCAGATCGTCCTTGGCGGATGCTAATTGCTTTTCGCTCAGTCCCTCAATCTCAATATGATGGCCTGTGTTTCCAAGGCTGATAGTTCTTGAAAGTGCCTGCGATAAATCGGGCACAGAGAGAACCATCTTTTCAATCAGTTCCACCTGATCAAACGGAACCTTCGGATCCACTGCAAAGAAGTTCATCAGAGCCGCATGGCGATCGCCTGCGGATTTCTGGCCGGGCTCAACAGGGATCGATACCCCTGCAGTCGGCTGAAATATTCTTCTGAGCAGATATCCGAACATTACACCTGCACCCCTATCGGATCGACATCAGATATGAGATTCATCGACGCCAGTTCCGCTGCAATGCGCATATAGTTTAACGCCATGCCATAATGATTCGGAACAAGCTTTTTGTATCTGTAAATGATAGCACCATCTTTCTCGATGCCTTCCTTGATCAGCATTTTCACCTGTGCTTTAAACTGCTCATAGACCAGAGTATCATCATCGTTCAGCCGCTTCGGATCAGGCAATTCTATACGCTGCTTTACCACTGCCTCAGTTGTATCATCCAGAGATTCGGTCCGGTCGATAGTCACTTTTGGGACGGCTTTTTCTCCTTGTCCTTCTTCGCCTTCTTTCAGCGTATCACCTTTGTAATAGTTGATATAAACTCTGCCTTCGAATTTTCGGGCAATGTTCTTGGCTAATGTTTTGTAGGGCATAGCATCGATCACACCGTAATATACACCCATCCGTTTCATAAGCCGGATGATTCCCGCCTCATCATCCGAATCCATATCTGTAACATAATGAATCCGGATTTTGCCGTTGTACGGATGACCGAAAACCAGATGGCATTTATCGCCCACGTCCATTCCGAAGTAGCTGAATTTTGCCTCATGTGAAAAACCATAATCGCGCTGTGCGGCATGCAAGACCGCGTCGGTTATCGGATTCGTTTTTTTATTTGAATATGTTTTGCCGAGAATCGATATAGAAAAGTTTTTCTTATCAATTGTTCTTACAGCTTCTTCATCTTTCTTTTTGATCTTCTCTGCCTTTACAAAAGGGAATATTAAATGACTCAGCTGATAGCTGCGTATTTCATCTGTTCGTGATGGATGCTCCGCAACCCACTGACCTGAATTCAGATTCAACCGTTTTGTGCAACGGACACAACCCACATACGTTGCAGATCCGCGTGTCATCAAACAGTCCGGCCATGATTTATCAGGGAAGTTCCAATGACCACAGGTACACCGAACTCCCCAGTAACGGGAGTCTCCCATCTTAAACGAGCGATCGATTCCGTAGTCATCAATGGAGGGCTGTGAGAGTTCAGATATGTAACCGAATTTAGAATGCAGCAATCTGTCTTCAGCAAACTTCAGGTTCTCCTGATTTGCCTCATCCACTTCATCCTTCACCACATAATCTAAGTCAATGGTCTTTACTTTCCTTTTGGTAAAAACACCTCTAAAGAACATAACTGATTTGCCGATGATCTTCACACTGGTATTGTCTGTCCGGCTTCCTTTAATAAGTGCGTGCAGGTGTTCAGAATCCTCAATCATCGGATTCACGCGACTGGTTACAAAGTCGTCCACATCCTCATCCGTTGGAAAATAGTATCCGATCCGCATCGCGTGTCGTGCAGAGAGAAACATGGACCGAATTACATCGTAAGTTGATACTCCCAGCTGTGCTCCTTTACGGACCACAACATGAGGATGGTGATCGAGTGTGTAAAGTTCGCGCAGTGGCTCATGTCCTTCCAGACTGAACGGAATCACTTCACCGCCAACCCGCAGTTTGATATTTGCATAGGCCCATTCAAGCATCGAGTCATTGGTAAAATGACGCGAGCCTGCCTGAGACATCTCATGCAATAACGATGCTTTTGTTGACTTCGCCATTACTGAACCAGCCAGAATAATGATTGCTGTAATATAGAAGATCCTGCGTAACCCATTCATCCCTTTCTCCTTGCCACTGGTGTAATGTCCTTCGCTTCCATAAGCGTATTCATCCTCTTCAGAACCTCTGCATTGATTCGCGGCCATCTGCGTTTTATAACCGGTGCCACTTCGTCGTCCTCGGAAAGAACTTCCAGAACGATGTGCAGGGCAGTCATCGGGTCGGCTTGCGGATTCTCATTCTGCTTTTCGAGTTCTATCTCAAAGGCCATCAACGTTTTTAGGGCATAGATCATCCCCTCATATGTTTTAGGAGCAGGCGCACCGTCTCCCATGATAGTTTTATAAAGCTTTTCGCGCAGAGCTTTTACATCTTCCTGAATTCTGACTTTCTGCTTTGTGGCATCTGCCATTACCAGTTCACGCGAACGGCTCTGCACAGTTTCGCGTGACGTATCCCAGTCAGATCCTGTATACGGATCTTTCTCAGTGCGGATCCATTCCCGGATTGTATTCGCACTGATCTGCGGAAACTCGGACTGCAGAGTCCGTGCGATTTCCTCAGCGTTCTTTCCGTGAAGAACGTACATCTGGAAGGCGCGCAGTTTTACTGATTCAGGATAGGCCATTTTATGCACCGGTCCTGCAAACAGCTTCCGACATAATCGCATCCACGATCTGCTCCCATTCGTCAGAATGAGCCACGTAGTACTTAGGGCAGAGTTTACCTGTCACATCGTAGTGACGCAGAATCCGGTCACGACTCAGATGATGCCTGTTCACAATATCAGCAGATAACTCAATCAGTGAATCGATCGAAGCCTGATTGAAAATGCCGCTTGAATCGGGATGACACACCTCAATATTGAGGCACTTGTCATGAGGATAAATCACATCGCGCTTTTTATCGAAGAATAACGTGTGAGCCAGATGGGAATACGTGAGTCCACCGGCGGTATAGGCGATTTCCGTTTCCGGGATTACAGCCAGAATCTCGCCTTCTAAACCAATGAGATAATGCGCACTGGCATAGGTAAGTTGTTCCTTACGACGGATGACAGTCGGAGTATTATTGCGAGCGGTCACCGCTGCATTAATTTTGGGAAGGTTGTTAAAATAGTTCCGGTTTGCCATCGCAGAGGTATTCGCATTACCGATGTAATGAATCACCAGAGCTTCGATTTTCTGCATCGGAACCTGAGGCCGGTTATATGGACTCGGATCCAGATACTGCTTTTGAATATTTAATGTTTCCATTATCTTCCTCCCAGGAACACGCTTCCAATTTTCTGCATCAGAAACCCCAGGGAAAGAAGGGCGAATATCGCGCCAACTATCCAGATCACATATCCACCAATCACAGCCTTATCGCGCAGGGATTCATTATCCGCGCGGCACTGAATGATCGTATCCGTCTGATGTTCAATGACAGACCATGCATCCGCCAAACCCTTCTGCATCCGCTCAGTTTCCGCGTGTGTAAAACAGACCTGATCTGCTGCACCCGGTTTCTGTTCCGATTCTTGCAGTCTCTGATCTATCACTTTTTTACCGGCTTCAATCGACTGAGCGATTGTGTCCGTGTAAGGAGCTGCCACAGATGCACCGCTGGCACATCCGGCCACTGCCAACAAAAACATAAGCGTGATTACAAAGTGTTTCATAACTCTTTGCTTATGCTCCAGATCATGTAAGCGAGAAATCCAACCACGCCGATTATCAGACCGGCTATAAGTACTAGGATAGTCATCATTACTTATCCTCCATGTCGTGCATCATCCGGCCTTCGCGTTCGCGTCCATATCTGCGCGGCTGATAATCATCCGGTGCAACAACCGGCTGACTGCGTTCGTTTATACGTTTGCCCAGATAGAGGCCACCGGCTGCAGCGTAGGCATAGCCAAACATTTCGAGAAGTGCCAGTGCACCTTCGATCTTGCCAGGGCTTTGGAAAACATCGGGACGAAATGCGGCGAACATCATAGCCACGGCCAGTGCCAGTCCGAAGAAAAAGAAGAGTGCAAAAAGGAGCCACGCTCTCAGAGTCGTGTCCGAATACTGATTGGATTTATCATCAGTATAAAAATGTTTCAGGAATCCCATTAGGCAGACCTCCGCCGTTGTGTTGGTTTACGTTCCAGATTTGAAATTCTGTCTTCGTGCTTTTTATAGTCATCGCGAAGGTGAAGGACTTTGCCCTGCATATCGACCATGCTTTTATCGATGGCGGTCACTGCGTCTGTAAGCTTGGAGATCAGAGTTTTGATCTCATCATGATTCGCATCTGTTAAAGAATCCGAGCGTTCCAATTGTTCAAGCCGTGATATAATCCGGCCTGAAAACCAGACCAAGGCTATCACCTGAATCAAAATTGAAAAACCAATCTGAATGTAAGCTGTGTCCATATACCACCTGCAAAAACGGGACGGATGGAAGAGTCGTTCATCCGTCCCAAATACCCGTGTCGCTTCGCGTTGTTGATGAATGGAATATAGCACAGCCCCGGCATCGACGCAAGGTCGATGTTTCGGAGTGTGTGGCAGGTTACTTATTAGGGAAAAACTTTCGGATCGCTTTTAAAAAAACGAAAGTTGGAGCGGATCGGTAGCAGATTTTTTTCGGGCTGTCATCATTTTGAGAAGTGATGTTTTGGAGTAAAGGAAACGTCTCGCGTTAATCTGGACGAAATCGACCAGCCCGGAATCGCGATAGTTTCCAATGGTGCGCGGAACCACCTGCAGTATACGGGCAGCTTCGCGCGGAGTAATGAGGTCGTTTGGATCAATCAGTTTTGCAGAACTCATTGTTATGGATTCGTACAATGGGTTCTATTTGTCAAGTGTTTTAAAATCGGAGGGGTTTAATCGGGTGGTTTATCAGCTTTATCTTCAAGATATGCAATCCATTTTAATAACTCAGCCGAACTTAAATCCTTTGTAGATTCATAACCGGTAATTGTTTTTCTTTCTTTTCTAACCATTGGATCATTACGATCCCAATCCAGTTTCTTCAATGCAGCGGTTTCTTTTTTCATCAGATGACCCCAGTTATGCGTATAATCTTTCTTCTTTGCGGCGTTTTTTATTCTTCCTGTTTTGGTATTACTATATTTACTTTCTAAGAATTCAATTACATTAGGGCCAATTGATTCACGCTCTGCCCAAAGCTTTGCTACTCCAGTGCCATTAATCTTGCATCTTCGCACGGTCTGCATGTAACTTCACGCTCTGCCCAAAGCTTTGCTACTCCAGTGCCATCTATACTAAATTCAGTTCTAACAGATTTGCAAACAATCCCTTTCGCCTTAATAAAAGTTGTTCCCGGAAATCTTTTGATTCTCGCTTCTGTGATTCTATCGATAAGATCATTTATACGTCGTCGATAATCTGGGTGTGCACCGATGGTTCCGGGTACCGGAGTAGATTTCACAGTGACCTTTTTTGGTTTTGTATCGTAATTGTGAATATTTACATCTCTACCCGCCTGTATATTTGCACTGCCTATCGCCATTTGATTCAATGGACTCTTCTTACTTGATATTTTTTTAGAAGTCTTTTCTGCAGCATTAAAGAGATCAATTACTTTACTTTTTGTTTTATTCTCCTTATCCATTAACTTGCAAGCCTCACTAATTCTAATATTTTTTTCTGACCGTTCTCAGTCTTTAAATCAATGCCTTCTTCCTGAATGTATTGGTATAGATAAAATATCAAATCGACCTTTTTTGTCGGTTTTAAGAAAAGGCTGTGCTTATTGAACAGCTCTTCAACTGTTATAATAATGGTTCGGAAAATCTCAGAATCAAAATTGCTATCTCCTGAATTCTCGTGAAACATTTCGCCAACGCCAATCATAAGCCATTGTTGGTTCAGGTTATAAATTGCTTCTATAGCAATTGCAGCCACTTTTGGGATAGAATTATGTCCATTTATCCATGCACTAATTTGTGATCGACTCATTCCAATCTTGTCTGCTAACACTTGTTGACTGATTTTCTCGGTCTCCATGAATTTCTGGAGTCTTTTCCCTTGTTCCGTTTCCAAAAAACCCATAATTTTTTCCTGAAATGTCGGATTCCGACATTTTTTAATTGACAACGTGTCGGAAACCGACGATACTCTCAGAGTAGTAAAACTAATACACCGCCAAATCTAACAGAGGGCGGGGTATTGTAAAGCAGGTACAGTCCTGCAAAAAGGAGAAACAATATGATACCTATTAATTCAGACCTTCAATCGAAGAAATCGAGATCGGAAAAACCCTGGCGTGATCTCCTGAGGCATAACTATCCCGGTTTATACGTTCGAGTAATTGCGGGTCAATTCCTGCGTAAAGTGTGGCGCGGTCTTTGGGCACAACAATCGTCTCCCAGCCGTATTGTTTTGCTCTATAGCACAGATTCAGAGTGTTCAAAATCATGTCCGCGAACTGCGCCTGAAGGCTCGGTTTCGAAGTACTTAAGATCTGCTGTCTTCTTCCTTCGGAAGAATCTAAAAGCATTCGAACAGACTGCACCATTATGCTCCGCACATTTTCATCCAGGGGGCGATACTCGGCCGTATGATCTGCTGATATGTCACGGGCAAAATCGCCAAAGTGCTGCAATACCTGTGACTGGAGATCTGAAACTTTAATCAATTCAACTTCAATATTCATGGATATATTTTCGGCTTCAAAGTGAGCAAACAAAAGTCCTCCGTTAGGGGTTTCCGGGTTCGAATCCCGGAAGGACAAAAACGGCGCCGGGCCGTAAGCCGGACTGACAGCGGGAGAGACCGCTCCACACCGATGGGCAAGCAGGTATAGGAGAGTCAAAAATGAAAGAAGAGGAAACAATATATCCATCGTTCATGCGCCATGTGACCAGATATAGCACCATCCTTTACGGAGGTGTGGATTATCTGGTCGATGCGCCGACTGAATCAACGGTCTTAGTAACTGGATATCCGGATGGCAGTATCTCTGTATCGCATGATGGGCGGCCGGTAACTCACACAGCCGGAGGTCCGGTCATGGTTACACCGGGGTTTTCGGCTGAAGCCCAAAAACGATATCGCGATATGTTTGGTAGGCCAGTCAGCGATAAGACGGTGAAACAGGTTACTCAGAATTGCTTGGAGGAAGAGACTACTGTAGGATCTGATTCCTCAGTAAACCGTAAAGTAACCAGATACGGTACAATTCTTCACAAGGGCACCGAATACCTTGTAGATGCATTGACGGGAACTATAGTTACAGTCACGGACAAACCAGATGGTTCAATCAGCGTAACACAGCAAGACCGGGTTGTAACTCACGCAGTCGGATCTCCAATCCTGTTTTCGCCAGGGTCTGGTTTAATAAAAGAAGCATCAGACGATCTATCGTCCGTTCTTCCATCTTATAAAACGCGGATACAGAACCACCGCTCAAAGCCATCGAAAAAACAAAACCTTCCTGCGGGTATTTTGGTTTGGGTAATAACGAAAATTCCAACCTTTTTAAGGAATCGCGCAAGAGCTTTGTTGGAGCATCCATGATGTAATCAATATGCAAATCGCCGTCAAACGTATGACCTGTGATCAGATAAGTAAATTCCTCATTTGAGCTAAACAGAATGTCATCGAAATGATTAGGCCCTTGTTTCATATACTTTAGAACTATTTTCAGAATAGAAGATTGAGTCATAAATCAATTATCGGCATAAGCCGGGAGCAAACAAAATGAAAGACAGAAAATTTGAACAAACATATTCCGCGCTGGTAAAGCGCATGACCATAGTGGACCGCGAAGCAGCGGAAATCATATACCGGAAAACAGAGGATCTGCAACCGGGGATCACTAAGCGGATCAAGTCTGATGATCTGGCCGCACTGATCGAGAATCGCATGATGCTCGAAAATGTTATCAGGGATTGTGTGGGCAGGATTGAATCAGCTAATCAGGATAACGAACTTCTTTTCGCAAAACTCACACGCAGCCCCGTCCGCGAATATCTGTTTGGTCTTCGCGAGCGCATCGCAGCACGTCTGCGCGAAATGAAACGCAGGCTCACTCTGGCCATTGTAGTAATACACACAGGAGGGCTCGGATGATTACAGCCGCAAAACATGTGGCGACCGGAATGGAAGTAAAGGGCATGATCATTGCCCGTTACGGAACACTCCGGCATTTCTGCTCCCGAAAAGGTCTGAACGTACAGATGGCTTCCGACGCACTGTATGGACGCAGACCCAACGGGAAGTTTCACTGCGCAGTCGCACAGGAGTTTGGAATCACTACTATCATAACCGGAGGTGAAGCCCGCTATGACAAAGTATCATAAAATACAGAGCCAGCTAACGGCCACAGAACGCGAAATGACACAGATCTGGAACTGCATCCCCGATGGAATGCGCCGCAAACTGAACGCGCGCGAACTCGCACAATACGCAGAGCGTCACGTCCTGCCCTCAGTGCGAAAAGCCGCATTACTGAAATACGAATTAACAGCAGAAACAAAACACCGGTTGGAGGTTTACGCATGAAAATTCTTTCTAAAACAGCAGCGCGCATCGCGAACATCAGGCAGAGCATTCACTCGCAGGCCATTGACCGTGCAATGAATATGCTCGAACGCGAAGATCCGCCAATTGCTGAAATCGTAGAAACGATGTATGTGATGATGCTGGACCATGCTGCATTTCAGGAATTGTTTATAATAAAACATAACCTATCGGCCGAATGGGATGAATTCGTAAACGACTGCAAAGTCGATATGATCACCTCAATAGAAAAACACAACAAGGAGAAAGCTTTATGAATACTACACCAACCAATACAGAAACTAAAACATTAACCAGAATAGTAAGCAGGTACCATACGATTATAGTCAATCAGGCAGAATATCTGGTCGAAAATGCACAACCCAACGACTCGGTTCAGATTGCGCATCAGAACAATCAGATGATTGTATACTGTCCTGAGCGTAAAATTCAACTATCGGTAAAGAATCTCCACACTCCGTATTTACCATTCGACTTAAAATCTGAGTCAAGATTTGGCTCTGGTAACGAATGCCTACTGGCTCAAACGCAATCACGGAGTCGTCATGCAACACAGCAATAAAAGGGTAAAAATTAGGATCAGGGGAATAACGCAACATGCGGATATCATGCAGCAATCCCCGCCACATCATTCTGTTTGTTTTAAACTGCAGGTGGATCGTACTTCCACCACCAACGCATTCGCCAAACAGAATTCGATATACTGATCAATTTCTTCCATACCCTATTATCGGAGTCTAAACTATGAAAACTAACCTTCTCTACTACCGACCCGACGGCAGAAAACGCCAGTCGTTTGAGGTCAAAAACGGAAACCTCTACCACGACAGCAGAATCTGGAAACGCGGACGCGGTATCACCCAGCGGATCGATGTAATAGTCAGCGTGACAAACCTCTCATTATCGGATGTTGCGAGGCTCTCCGATAGCGAAGTTTTTACAGACGGTTTTGATACAATTACAGGAAACCTCGGTTTAATTGTATCAAAATCACCCACATACAGATCTAATCTATGTGACACCCTGGCTGGTCGCCGCAATACTCCGCGCTATGTTAGGGCACTGGAAAACGGATGGCGTCTGCCTATTGCTGAACTGCGTCGCATTTACAATGAGGATAAATCGCGCATTGAGCCGTTCACTCATGCAGAAATCCGCGAGTTCCGGGATTGGTACAGGGAGCGCAGTGGATTGCAGTTGAGCGCAGCAGAACAGCAGGCTCGCAATACAGCGCGCAGCATGACAGGAGCATCTGCATGAAACTTCCGATGAAAACCTACAGCGTCCACTCTTCACACGGAATGCTTACAATCGATGGTCAGGGTAAGGTTTTGAAGATCGATGGTTTTGATGAGTGGGGCGATCCGCATAATCCCCCTGTGCGTGCTGATG